ATACAGCAAAAAAATAATATCGCGAGATAATTGGATAAATTTTGAATTTTTTCTCGCAACAGAATTAGGTAAAACTTTACAGGAATTACGTTCTTTGATTACAGAAGAAGAACTGATATATTGGGCTGCTTATTATGAAGTTAAGAATGAAAGAGAAAAAAGAGAAATAAATCGTCAAAGAGCAAATAGAAGGTAATATATAATAAAGGCTTTTTTGATTTGTGGCTCAATCCAATGTAAAACTTACAGTTGATGCTACACAAGCGCAAAGAGCATTAAAAGGTGTACAAACACAGACACAGAAATTAAATAATGCAGTTGGCGGACTTAGAACAGCGTTAGCGGGTGTTGGTGTAACTTTAATTGCAAAACAAGCTGTCAGCGCGGCTTCAGACTTTCAGGCTTTACAGTTAAGAATGAAGGTATTGACTTCAGAATTTGGAGAATTTGCTGCGGCGCAAGAGTTAGTTAGAAAAGCACAAGATCAATTTAATTTATCTATAGTTGAAGCGACCCAAGGAATTACAGATATTTTTGCAAGATTAAGGCCGCTTGGTATTTCTTTGAAAGATATAGAAAAAACATTTTTTGGATTTAACAGTATTGCAAAATTAGCGGGATTGACAGCGCAAGAATCAAGTGCGGCGTTTACACAGCTTGCGCAAGGTTTAGGTTCTGGACGTCTACAAGGGGATGAATTTAGAAGTATCGCAGAACAGGTTCCGCAATTATTAAAAGCCATATCAGACGAAACTGGTATTGCTTCAGGAAAATTAAAGGATTTTGCATCAAAAGGGTTATTAACGTCAGATATTATTTTAAGAGCTTTAGCTAAATCAGCGGATGAAGCGGGCGGTAAGATAAAACAAATTATTGATGAATCCCCTGCGGAGACTTTTAAGTCATTTAGTAACGCCGCTTTAGAGTTACAACTAACTTTAGGCGATAAATTGTTGCCAACAATTCTAAAAGTCACGAAAGCCGCAACAGCACTTGTTAATTCAATAACAAAATTTGTTGATTCTGAACTTGGACAAGTAACAGGGATATTTCTTGGTATCGCCGCCGCTGTAAAAGCAATAACAATTGCAAGTTCTTTTGCTTCGGTGCAAATATTAACACTTGTCGGCCATTTCAAGACTTTGGCGCTTGTTTCCGCTGTAAGTAGTGGAACTCTTGGAACAACTTCTTCGATGGCTTTATTAACAGGGGCTTCTTTCGCAAAAGCAACAGCCGCCGTTACAGCATTTAAAATTGCACTTGCAAAAACTGGTATTGGTCTTGTTGTTATTGGTCTTGGATTTTTAGCTGCGGCATTATTAAAAGCAAATAATGAACAAAAAAACTTCAATAAATTACTTAAAGAAGGTAGTACAGCGGATATAAATGAACAAATTAAATTAACAACAATAAAAATTAATGAACTACAAGATGAACTTGCAAATGTTGGAGGAGGAAGAGAAGGAAGATCATCTGAATTAAGAATAAATCGTGAACTTGATAAAGCAAATCAAAAAGTTGAAGATTTAAAACTCGCTTTAGAAGGTGCTGAAAATAGAGAATTGACAAGAGAATTTAATAGCCAACTTGATATTTTAAAGAATCAAAATGCAGAACTTACAAAATCTGTTAAAAGAGATCAAATAAAAGGCGAAGAAAAGAAAAAAGAATTTGATCTTGAACAGCAAATTGCAGAAATTAAACAACAATTTAGTGGCGAAGAAGAAGCAAGACTCATTTCTTTAGCAAAACAAAATCACGAATTAAATAAACAAAAAACATCAATTGAACAAATGAATGAAGCGGCAAAAAGACATGCAGAAATATTTAGAGAAATAGGAGACAGTATCGCAACAGGTGTTTCTGATGCTTTGCATGATGCCGTGATGGGAACTAGAAGTCTTGGAGAAGCGGCAAGAGCGATTGTAAATGATCTTGCATCGTCATTGTTAAGACTTGGAATAAATACTTTATTAAGTAGAAGTTTCGGCGGTATATTTTCAAACTTGCCGGGTCTTGCAAATGGTGGCCGCGCATCCGCAGGGCGTAGTTATTTAGTAGGAGAAAGAGGGCCGGAGATATTCACACCAAAGGCAAGCGGCACAGTTATCCCAAATAATCAGATCGGCGGCGCAGGCGGTGGCATTGTAAATAATATAAATGTAAATGTCTCGGCTGAAGGTATGCAATCAAATGCAAATGAAGATCGCGGAAAAGAACTTGGCGTTGCTCTTGCTTCAGCGATACAATCAGAATTAATAAAACAAAAAAGGCCCGGCGGTTTACTAGCAACTTAAAATGGCAACCTTTCCAAGCGTCACACCAACATATCAGGGCTTTTCAAAAAAGTCTGCGCCCGCTGTTCGCACAGTAAGATTTGCAGATGGATTTGAACAAAGAATATTTTTTGGATTGGCAAGCAATCAAAATCCAAAACTTTATAATTTAAATTTTGAACTAAGTGAAACAGATGCAGATGTAGTTGAAGCGTTTCTTGATAGCCGCGCAAACGATCAAGAAAGTTTTACATTTACACCGCCCGGCGAAGGCTTTACAAAATCAGGAACTTATGTTCAATCGGGAACCACGATTACTGTAACAATCACAAATCATGGATTAGCAATTGGCGATGTTGTAACAATTGATTTTCTTGCGGGCGCAACAGATGGCTCTTATACTGTCGCAACAGCCGTTAATGCAAATACATTTACAGTTACAGCCGCTTCTAGTGCAACGAGAACTGAAACGAATCTTTCTGTTACTTTGTCAGGAGCAAAGAAATTTGTTTGTGAAACTTGGTCAAAATCTATCCCTTATAACAACAGGGCGTCAATTAGCGCTACATTTAGGCAAGTATTTGAAGCATGAGTACAGACAAAATTGTTAGTGAATTACAGAGTGTCAATCCGTCAGCGGTTATTGAACTTTTTACCCTAACTCTTGATAATTCATTACATGGCGCAACTACAATTTATCGCTTTCATGCGGGAACAAGTTTGAAAGATAATGGCGAAATAATCTGGCAGGGTAATTCTTATACAAGGTATCCTGTACAGGCTGAAGGTTTTCAATATGGAAAAGGGCAACTTCCACGCCCAACCCTTACTTTTTCAAATGCTCTTGGAACTATTTCAGCAATACTTCTTTTAGTAAATCAAACAACAACAGGAAATGATTTAACAGGCGCAACTGTAAAAAGAATTAGAACACAGGCAAGATTTCTTGATGCCGTTAATTTTCCAAGCAATGTTAACCCTTATGGAACCCCAGATGCCACAGCAGAATATCCACAAGAAATTTATACTATTGATAGAAAAGCGGCAGAAAATAGAACTGTTGTTACTTTTGAACTTGCGGCTGTTTTTGACATGGCGGGAGTTCGAGCGCCAAAACGTCAATGCACTAGATCGGAGTTTCCTAGTATTGGATTAATAGTGTAATGACTTGGAAATCTGACGCATTACTTCATGCAAAAGATCAACACCCGAAAGAATCTTGTGGACTTTTACTTAATATTCGCGGAAAAGAAAAATATTTTCCTTGTCAAAATTTGGCAATTACTTCGCATCAATGTTTCATAATGAATCCAGAAGATTTCGTAAAAGGGGATGAACTTGGAGAAATTATTGGTATTGTTCATTCGCACCCGACAACACCGCCTGTTGCTTCAGAAGCCGATAAAATAAGCTGTGAAGAGTCGAATTTGCCTTGGTATATTGTTAACCCTAAAACTGAAGTTTGGGGATATTACGAGCCTTGCGGATTTAAAGCGCCTTTACTTGGGCGGCCTTGGGTTTGGGGGATTACTGATTGTTTAAGTTTAGTTGAAGATTGGTATTTGCAAGAGAAAGGAATTACTTTTAAAAAAGCAACAAGACCCTTAACGCCTGAAATATTTCATGAAAATCCACAATCAAAAGAAGATGGCGATTTTAATAATTATTTAAATACAGCGGGTTTTCGTTTATTAGAACCAAATGAAAAATTACAAAATGGCGATGTTTTAGCGATGAGTATTCTTGGAAAAGGTTTAAATCATGTTGGAATTTTTTTAGATGGCGATGTTTTACATCATTTAGGCGATAGACTATCTTGTAAAGAACCTTACAATCCTTGGTTGTTAAAATGTACAGGGGGTCGGTATCGTTATGCTTCGTAAAATTAAATTATATGGAGAATTGGCAAAAGAAATCGGCCATAAAGAATTTGAAGATATAAATGTTTCTAGTGTTGCGCAGGCGGTAAGTTTTTTAATTAATAATTTTCCGCAACTGGAAAGTCATATGGCTAATAGATATTATAAAGTTATTGCTAATGATGAGGAAATTGGTCAAGACGAGCTTCACAATCCTATTGGTAAATCAGATATTTCTTTTGTACCTGTTATTTCAGGTTCGGGGGGTAATTTCGGAAAGGTGTTACTTGGAGTGGCCTTGATTGGTTTGTCATTTACACCGATGGGCGCGGGGCTTTTTGCAGGCGGTTCAGGTGCAGGCTTGGCGGGTGGAGGTGGTTTGATAGGTGGGGCAGGTTTATATGCGGCAGGGGCTTATGGTTCAGCGGCTCTTGGTCTTATCGGTGCAAGTCTACTTATGGGAGGTGTGAGTGGAATGTTATTCCCTATGCCAAAACAGCCTGAATTTTCTAGTGAAGAAGATCCGCGTTTGTCTTTCAGCTTTTCAGGATTGCAACAGACTAGCCGGGCCGGAACTCCAGTTCCGATTGTTTACGGCGAAATTTTTACTGGCTCTGTGGTAATTAGCGCACAAACGGACACTGAACAGGTACAAGCATGACCGATAAAAAGAAAATTATTCGTGGTTCGTTTGGTGGAGGAGGTTCTTCGCCCCCGCCCCCAAGACAGCCAACAAGAACGCCTGATACACTTCACAGTAAACAGTTTGCAACTTTTCTTGATCTTATATCTGAAGGAGAAATTGAAGGCTCTGCAACCGCTTCAAAAGAGGGTATAACAGATCGTACTTCGACCGCATATACAAATGCGTATTTAAAAGATGTTTTTCTTAATGATACTCCTGTTTTACAAGCTTCAGCAAATTCATCAAATCCTCAAGATACAGATTTTAATTTTCAAAATGTAACTTTTACACCGCGTTTCGGAACTGCAAACCAAGAAAGAAATCCGGGCGTTGAAGCTTCTTCTTCAATTGTTCCTGTTGGGGTAACAGTTACAACAACTTCGCCAGTTACAAGGCAAATTACAGACACAAATGTTGATCGTATAAAAGTTACAGTAACATTTCCACAATTACAAGAAGCAACAACTGAAGGGGATCTTTTAGGATCAAGTGTAGATTTAAAAATTGCTGTTCAATATAATTCAGGAGGTTTTACAGATGTAATTTCTGATACTGTTACTGGTCGAACCGCTGACGCATATCAAAAAGATTATTCAGTTACAATTACAGGTTCTTTTCCTGTTGATATAAGAGTTATTAGAGTCACAGCGGATTCAACAACTACTTCTTTAATTGATTCTTTTCAATTTACACAATACGCAGAAATAATTGATGACACACAAAGGTACTTAAACTCAGCATATAACGCAATAAGGGTTGACTCTCAACAGTTCAGTGCTATTCCCCGCCGAAAATATCGTATTCGCGGTATCAAAGTCCGTATTCCGGGCGCAGGCGCATCAAGTTCAGGAACGCCAACTGTTGATAACGATACTGGACGAATAATTTATCCTGATGGGTATATTTTTAACGGAGTCATGGGGGCTGCGGTTTGGTGTTCATGCCCTGCAATGATTTTACTTGATCTCTTAACAACAGAAAGGTATGGATTTGGAACTCATATTACGGATTCAAACCTTGATTTATTTTCTTTTGTAACAGCATCAAAATTTGCAAACACTCTTGTTAATGATGGCCTTGGCGGACAGGAAGCGAGATTTTCAGCCAACGTAAATATTCAATCTTCAAGTTCCGCGTTTGATTTAATAAATGAACTTGCGGGCGTAATGCGTTGTATGCCGATTTGGTCAACGGGGTCTATATTATTGGCTCAAGATTCCCCAAAATCGTCATCGTTCCTATTTTCACTTGCCAATATTTCTAGTGATGGTTTTAATTATTCAGGTTCAAGTTTAAAACAAAGACATTCTGTTATATCTGTTTCTTATTTCAATATGGATTCTCAAGAAATAGATTTTGAAGTATTTGAAAATACTACTTTATCAGCAAAAATTGGAACTGTCGTTAAAAAGGTAAAAGCTTTTGCGTGTACATCGAGAGGGCAAGCACAAAGATTGGCAAAAGCAATTGCATTTTCAGAAGCAAATGAATCTGAGATGGTTACTTTTACAACCTCAATGGAAGGCGGCTTGATGGTTAGACCGGGCGCTGTTATCGAGATCAATGACCCTGTTCGTGCAGGTGTAAGACGTTCAGGAAGGTTAAAAAGCGTTACTTCAACAACGATTGTTACAGTTGACGATACAGAAAATACAGATTTACCAACAACAAATAACCCAACTTTATCTTTAATTTTGCCAGATGGGTCTGTTGAGACAAAAAATATTTCTTCTATTTCAAATGGTGTTATCACTGTTTCTGAAGCTTTTAGTCAAACCCCAAACGCAAACACAATATATTTGATTCAAAATTCTACAGTTGAATCTCAAAAATTTAGAGTAATTACAGTTGAAGAAACAGATTCAATAAATTATACAATTACAGCTTTATCATACATTGATACCAAATACGCATTTATTGAAGAAGATTTAAGTCTACCCGATAGAAATGTTTCTGTTCTAGATCAATTACAGCCGCCCCCTTCTAACTTATCAGCGGTTGAAACAATAGTTCCAATTAATAATCAAGCTGTTTCAAAAATAATTATCAGTTGGCAACCAATAACGGGTGTTGTTGAGTATCAATTTAATTATCGTTTTAATAATGGAAATTTTATTTCTACCAAAGTTTCAAGTCCTGACTTTGAAATATTTAATAGTCAACTAGGAAAATATGAATTTCAAGTTTTTAGTTACAACATAAGCGCACAGCTTTCAGCAACATCAAATAATTTAACTTTTAACGCTGTTGGTAAAACAGCACTTCCAGAAGACCCTACAGGTTTAACAGTTGAACCTGTTTCAGATCTTTTTGTAAGACTACGTTTTGACCCTGCAAGCGATATTGATGTGACCCACGGGGGGTCAATTTCCGTGCGTCATACGCCGTCTGTAGACCCCGCTGTTGCAACATTTAGTAATTCAACAGAAATTATTCCAAAACTTTCAGGCAATATCAGTGAAACTCTAGTCCCCGCTTTGACCGGGACATATTCAATTAAATTCATTGACGATGGCGGACGTAGATCAAATAACGCTGCAAGAATAATTGTTACGCAACCAGACCCACAGCCAAATCAAATAATATTAACAGAAAGAGAAGATACTGATTCGCCGCCATTTCAAGGAAATAAAACTCGATGCTTTTATGATTCATCTTTTGACGGCTTGTTATTAGATGGAACTTTGCTTTTTGATGACATTACACAAAATATTGATGATTTATCAAATATTGATTTTGCCGGCCCAATCAATTCAAGTGGTTTTTATGATTTTCAAAACGTTGTTGAAATGGGTGCAATTTTTAATTTAACTTTAAAACGTAGATTTGTTACTTCTGGTCTTTTACCAAATGACCTAATTGATTCAAGAACGGCAAATATTGATACTTGGTCTGAATTTGATGGCAGTCTTGCGGAAGATGTTAACGCCAAATTACTTGTCGCCACAACGGAGTTGGATACTACAACATCAACTTCAGCTACTTATGGACAAAGCGGAACAACAATAACAATTACAAAAAATGGACATGGTTACGCTGTTGGCGATCAAGTCGTAATTGATTTTACTGCGGGAAGTGCGGTTGATGGTAATTATGTAATTCAAACAGTACCAAACGCAAACACATTTACAGTTACAGCTTCCGCAAGTGCAACAATATCAAGTGGAACTTCTTGCACCTATGGGGCAAATTTCTCACAATTTAATATTTTTGCGAATGGAGAATATAGAGCTAGGGGATTTAAATTTAGAGTTGAATTAACATCAGATGACCCTGCACAAAATATTAATGTTACAGAACTTGGATATGAAGCAAGTTTGAAAAGAAGAACTGAAACTGTAAATACAGCAATAGCAAGTCAATGCGCTACAACTGGTTCTGCGAAGACAGTAACTTTTGCAGACCCGTTTTTCACAGGAACTGGCTCTTTAGGCGGTTCAAATTCTTTCTTGCCAACAATAGGAATTACGCTTGAAGGTGCTGCAAGTGGCGATTTTTTTAATATCACTTCAATAACAGGCACACAATTTGTTATAGAAACAAGAAGTAGTAGCGGGTTAAAAGATTTAAGTTTTAAATATACAGCCGTTGGGTTTGGTAAAGGTGGATAAATATGTTTATATTTAAGTTATCAACTATCATATACTTATAAAAAAGGACTAAGCAATGGCA